CCCTGAGCTTTCAAATTTGCATAGAGCATCTCGAAAGAATTGTCATCAGGCATCTCGAACATGTATTTCACCATGTTCTTATATGGAATCTGATAGATGTCAGACTTATCTTCATGGTCACCAGGAAGGAAACCAATCTCTCTGGTGGGTACAAGGGACCTGACGATGTAAATCTTCTCGTAAGGTGTCTTCGTATCCAAAACGTCCATAAGGGCGTTGTAGAGGGTGATAAAGGTCTTTCCTGTACCAGCTACTCCGTATGCCACCAGGTTCTTATCTTCTGCGTAAGATTCAAAGAACGTCTCTTGATTCTCTGTCAGTGGTTCAATCTTCTTGATGTAATCAAGATTGATCGGTTTCTTCCTTTTCATGACTCTATTACTCATTCCGAAGGGGACTGGATTGGTACTACCGATACCTGACTTACTCTTTCTTGGCATAAAATTAAACTGGTTTTACGTTTGATCCTGGCATTTTATTGACCTTAGCAAGAACATCGTTCCAACCTGGGTGCGACTTCTTCAACTTGTCATAGACTTCTCCAACCTCTCCAAATTTAGGAGCGTTTTCGGGGGTGTAATATCTCTCCCAGTCAGGATTATCATCACGCCACTGGTCCCAATCATGAACGCTCATCTTCACTTCTTTGGTCTCACCAGTTTCTTTATGTTTAACGGGATAAGTTGCCACTAATTCACCTCATGATGTGTGTATATTTATTACCATTCTAAAGCTTCAGCAATAGAAGGGAACTGTTCAACAAAGATACTCTTTGCTGAGTTAGCAATGTCCATGTGTTCTTTCTGAGTTCCATGTGCAGATCTCAGATCAATATAATGAATCCAACTGCGAATTGATCCCGTCATATACATTTTTGTTGGTACGGCGAGGGGGAGCACAAATCGAGAACACTCCTTTGCGATCCCATCATTCAACATCTGTTGATACAATTCCATTCCCCTTTTGAAATGATCCTGCATCAACATCTCATATTTCTGAACCACGAACGGATCAACATCATCGATACTATTCTGTCGGTTCTTGTCGTCTTGTCGTCGCAGTTGTGGTAGGGGGATCGTCTCTGCGAGTAGGGAAGAATCAGCATACCGTTGTGAAAATTCTTGATATGTGAACGAACGATGGCGCAGGACTTGAGCGGCTAGTCCTCTGGTAGTTGAGATCTCCAGAGTCATAAACGCCTGTTCAAAGATGCTCCAGTGTTGATGTTTGATACAGTATTTAATCAGACCAGAGAACTTCTCACTGTCCTGATTGGATGGATTACTTACACGGGCACAATAAGCAATGTGTTTCTCAGCATCTGGTGTCACCGAGATCAATTTACAATCGTTCATTTCCTCTCCTGTTTTCTCACTTTCTTTAGTTCTTTAATTTCTGCTTTGATAAGTTGATAAGCTTCTTCGGCTGAAATCTTTCCACCCATTTCCATGCAAGTATAAACCTCAACCCTTGTACCAAAGTGTTGAAGAGCTCTCTCAAATGTGTCTAGTTCTTCATACATCTTATTTGTCCTTAAAGTAAGCGTTGAAATAAGCTACGATACCACTGGTAGTTGTATTACCTTGAGAGACCCAAGTGTCTGCACATTCATAGATGTTCTGTGTTCCATAAGTTACCTCATGAATATTGACACTACCGAACCTATTGAAGAGAACGTGGATACATTGTGACCTTAGTTTCAGTCTGTCTTCATTGTATCTCCAGTCTTCATTGCTGAGAATACCCTCAACATTTCCCCGTCTATTCGTCATCTTCAAATACCTCGTCGTAGTCTGCCAGTGGGGGTAAAGCTTTGTCCAGTCTTTCTGTATAAGATTGAACATCTGAATAGACCTCAGACTCCAATGCTTCTACTAGGAGTTTGAGGTTTCTAACAATAAGTTTGAGTTTGTCTCGTTCCATAATATGACATCAGATATACTATTTTAGGCATAAAAAAGGGACCTGTCAAGCAGGTCCCCTGATTATCTCTTATCTCACTTGGTGTAAGTCTTACCACGATAGCAGAATGTACCGTGAACTTCCTTACTATCTACACAACGAGTATCATACTCAACACCACGATAGGCGGTGTGAGCAATCTGTGCGTCGTGAAGGGCAGATGCTTTGTTGATCTGCTTCTTGATGAGGTTAAGTGTGTTCATTTGTCTGACTCCTGAAGTATGGGATTTGAGCCCCGTTCCTTCAGTCGTTTGCGTCCCATGGACAATGAGGAGTTGCCTCCTTGATTGTCAGAATAATTTCATTCTTTATTACACTCTTTACATCTTCATGTTCTTTGACCCTTCTGACAATATCAGAAGCATCTAGACAATTCATGTCAACATAGAGTAATAATTCCAACATGGGATGAACGCTCCGTTCCGCGACTTACTTGCGTCCCCTAGGGGATGAACGACAGGTCTATAATAGACCACATAAACTATATATGTCAAGCATTGTTTCAAGTGTATTAATTGTTACACTCCGAACTAAACGAACATCCCTCTCTCACTCATGTGGTGTAGGGTTTCTTTGAGACTACCAATGTGTTTATATCCAATAGAGATTTGAGGGAACTCTGCAGTCCTACCAAACTCATCATAGAATTGTCTGATGGTGAAGTCCTTGTCCAGGTAGTACACAATAGTTTCATCTAGATGACAAGCTTCTAGAACAGATTGTGCTCTCTCACACTCTTGATTTCTATTACTGTAAATAATCGCTTTCATTTTCTACCTCCAATTTCATCCCACATTTGCTGTACCATGTCTATTGCTGGTGGTGTTTTGTATGGTGGTGATGGTTGTGATTGCCACTTATCAATTTCTTCTTGTGTAGGGACATTGATTCGGAAGGGAACACCCTCTTTCTCAAACTCCTTATTCATCTCCTTATATGTTTCAGGAGTAATTTTAATCTCTTTGTCTCCAGTCATCAGGTTTCTCCCTTGCGAACCAATCTACAATCTCATCGGCACCATCGAACTTTGTCTTGTGATTAGATGGATCAGGATGACCCAGATCCATCTGGTTTAAAAAATCATCAAGACCTCCCTCTTTCATATCAGGATTTCTAGCCTTTCTTCTTGCTTTTCTCAACATCTCTCCAGCCGAACCATTAGACTTAGCTAATTTGTCTGCCCAAATCATGTCATCTAATTTGACATCTTCCCCATTAACAATACATTTGCAGATAAATTCTAACCGTAGCCGATATTGAGTAGAAAGCATATGTCTCCTCTTCTGGGACTATTTATTTTTCTTTAGAGAAAAATACAATTTGTAGTACTTTTGTTTCATAACATTAATGGTATCCATGTCTTCATAGAAACCCATGTATTTGAGATGTTGGTATGTACCTTCCATCTCACTGATCAATAGTAAGAGGGCAGTAGGTGTGACCTCTCTACCCCCTGGTTCATAATCAGAAGCCTTCTTCACGAGCCTCTTCAATCATCTCAGATATAATGTCCTCTGTTCCATCCAGAGTCTTGATCGTGAATAGATTGGACTTCTGATACTTCTTGATCTTTTTGTACTTCTTGAGAAGGTCCTGAACGTCATCGGGGTCCATACCCAGACCTTCAAAGTTAATGTCAAATCCTTTGCTCATTTCTTCTTACTCTTTTTGTTTGGATCGTTCCATCTCTTGGGATCAATCCTACCTTCTGTCTGTGTCATGTTGATGAAATCATGACGATAGTGATCCCAATAGTGATCGAAGATGTCAATCATCTTCTTACAGTTCACTAAGTCATAACGAACTGTCCCATCCAACTTGTAGGTTACAAGATAGGTTGTGTATGGGAGAGTTGTATCGTTAGCTAATTCCTTATCACAGTCTTCGTGTAGGATAGTAATCTTCAACTGCGATCCCCCCAACGAATGTCTGGAAATGCTTGTTCTACTACTTGCTTTGAAAGTTTGTACTTGGTTGTCAGTCCTTTGTCCTTGACCAGACACACCAGGTCTGCCTCCTCAGGATGAAGACCTTCCAACATTTGAATGAACATGGTCTCTCTACGGGTCTTGGAGAGGGAGTCATTACCACCTTTAACAAAGTGGTACATGTTCTTCCATTCCTTCCTCAGAGACGTATGGTCAGTCCCTACAGGGACCTCATTCCTCTCATAGGGTACGTTACCTTCAGGAAGAAGTGAGATCACACTGTCGTCAAAATTCCAAATTAAGACAGCAGTCAGAGCATCGTTTCTATATTCCTTCAGAATCTCAACCTTCTTATTGATGGTCCGTTGTTTGGAAGCGAGTTCCAGGATCTCATGAATAAAAGGATTAGGAGGAAGTTTCTTTGTGACTGTTACTGCTTTCTTTTTTGTTGATGTAGCCATTGTAATTCTTTTTGCAATCAGTATAGGTTATTTATTTTGACCAGTCAAGGTCAATCCTCATCTTGAAAGTCCTCTAGATTATTTTCAAATCTAACAGACAATACCTCATCGGGGATGATTTGTCCATTCTCATCAAACATTTCTGGGTGCATTGGAATGTAAGTAGAGTTTCTCTCGATTACATACTCCTTAACTAGATACCCAATCACTCCTCCTACGAGAAGAAACATAACTGAAATGATTGCTGAAAACGTCAGGGTTACCGCTAACATTGTCCTCCCTCCTTGGGTTACTTCTTTTTCCTAATGTCCAGGTAGAAGTTAAAGTGGAAAACGATCTCCCTCTTTAAGAAGGATACCATGTTCCCAAACTTTATCTGGAAAGTCTTGGGTGGCTCTGGCTTCCTCCTCCTATTTCTAAGTAGTAATTCTACCCCACGATTGACGGGAATGGAATTACCTTCACGCTTATTTAGAGAACTTTCTTCTCCCTGGTTGTTTTTCTCGCTCATACCTTTTGGCATCGTCCAGTATTCTTTGTAAGTATTCTTTTATTTTTCTAGCTTCTGGTTTTCCCAGATGACCATACGCTTCCCTAAGTTGTTTGTGATCACTGTCACTGCCACCATGGATGTACTCTTCAAGCTCATTGATAATATCCATGATCTCTTTTGACGTGGGACTCTCTAGGAACTCCCGTACATCTACCTTCTTTGTCTTCTTGAGTTTTAGATACTCATACATGTTAAGGAAGAACTTGTGGTCAAAAGCGTAATCAATAGTTCTTTCGA